TCAGGTCTTCCCTGGAAGCAATTAGACCAAGATGGCCAAGAGTGGCTTGAAGACACAGAACAGAAAATTTACACTGTTTTGGGTCAAAGTAACTTCTACACCACAATGGCACAAATGTTTCAGGACGTGGCCACATTTGGCACGTCGCCATTTATCATTTACGAAGACCATGAAGATGTAATTCGTCTTTATCTCCCCTGCGTTGGTGAGTTTTTCTTGGCCACGGGCGCCCGAAATTCCGTAGACGTTTTCTCCCGCGAATTTGTTATGACTGTCGCGGCCATTGTAGAAATGTTCGGCCTGGAAAATTGCCCGTCTGCAATTCAAACCGCTTGGGAATCGGCGGGCGGCAGCCTAGAAACAGAATTCATTGTCTGCCATACTATCGAACCCAATTCCCCTCTCCAAGGTCGTGGAAGTAAAAAAGGCACAAAGATCAACCCGGTTCCGGGCACTTTTACTTTCAGAGAGTTCTACTGGCTCAAGGGCGATGTTGGGGTAAAGGAGCTTAGCCGCAGAGGCTTTAACGAACGGCCCTTTATGGCGGCGCGCTGGTCTACCGTCAGTAATGATCCCTATGGCCGTAGCCCTGGCATGGATGCCTTGGGCGACATCCGCCAAGTACAACAAGAAACCCGTCGTAAAGGCGAGTTTATTGAAAAAGGCGTTCGCCCGCCCATGGGCGCAAACCCTGAATTAAAGAACGAACCCGCTTCTATCAAGCCCGGCGAAATTACTTACTTCACAACCGAGTCCGGCAAAAAAGGCTTCTTCCCTCTTTTCGAGCCCAATTCCAATTGGCTCCCTGCAATTTCCAATGACATTGACAAAGTAAATGCGCGAGTAGACCGCTGCTTCTTTGTCGACATCTTCATGGCAATTAGCCGCATGGAAGGCGTACAACCGCGTAATGAACTTGAACTTACTAAACGTGATCTTGAACGCCTTCAAGTTCTTGGCCCCTTCATCCACATGTTTGAAACGGAAGTTGCAGGCCCGGCTATCCAGCGCGTCATGGCAATTCTCACCCGCCGGAATATACTTAAACCTAAGCCTGATAGTCTTAAAAATGTGCCACTTAATCTGGTCTATACTTCTATTATGAAGTTGGCCCAGCGGGCCGCCGAAAGTGTGGCACTTAAGGACGTCTTGACTACTGGCGCGGAACTTACAGAAGCGGCCCAAACAGCCGGTTTACCTTCGCCATTGCGTATCATTAACCTTGACGAAGCCATGCGCGAATATATAGAATATGCCAATGCCAATCCAAAAATTCTCTACACTGTTGACCAAGTTCAAAAGATGGATCAAGACAAGGCGCAGCAGGCTCAGCAGGCTCAAATGATGCAACAGTCGGCCACGGCAGTCCAGGCGGCCCAAGCCCTTGGCAACGCCAAAACCACTCCCGATACGGCCCTTGGTCAATTAGTAGGCGGCTCCAATTCTATCCCAGGCGCTCAATAATGCTTAACTACACCGAAGCCGAACTTCTTGATGAACTGAAAGACAATCTTCGCCAAGCCGCTGAAGAGTGCGATAAAATCGCCATTCATCCTTTTCGCGGCTTTGTCTACGATTCAATGAGAAAAAGATTAAAGATCATTGAAAAGCTCTGCAATCAGGTCGGAAAATATCGCGACGGTGATTGTCGCTGGTTTCCTATCGGCCTCTCAATGAACGCGGTGCATAATAAAGCGGGCGACTGGCTTCGTAATACCCAGTCAAAAGAATCCAGAGATAAGGCAATTCCCTTATTTCAGAAACTGGCCGACAATCTCAGAAAGCTCCACTTTCAAGTTGTGGAATTACAATTCAAAGCCACAGGCCGCATCGGGCCGATCCTTCCGAAGGTACTTGAAGGGCCGCACAGGCAAAACCGCCCGGTACAAGTAAAGCTTCCTTCCGGCCTTCTCATTCCTGAAGGGGTAAGGTATAATGCTCCCGGAGAATGAAGAAGAATATCCCAATGACATTGATGATATGTCATTAAATGACAATGCCGCAGATGATAGAAAGATGAAGCGGCGGCGCCAAAAAATCCAGTCCGCTGAAAAGCAAGAGGCTGAATTTTGGCGTCAAGCAATGTCTTCTGAAGTTGGGCGGCGCTCAATTTGGAAACTACTAATCCAGGCCAATTGCTTCGAGCAGCGTTTTGCTTGCGGCCCAAACGGTTTCCCCCAAACCGAGGCCACATGGTTTCAAGCGGGCGAGCAAAGTTTCGGCCTTCGCCTCTACCACATGCTGGCCCGCAACGATCGTATTCTTCTCCTTAAAATGCATGATGAAAACGATCCTTACTACTCCATCAAACTCTCCCCCAAGGACAACCAATAATGGCTGACGAAACTCCTAACCCCGAGGTAGTGGCAGAAACTCAGGCCCCAACTCCTGAAGTTACTTCGACCGAAAAGCCCTTCGTGCATACCGACGTTCCGTCTCTTTTAGCCATTGGAGACAAGAACGTTCCCGCCGAAAAGCCCGAAGCGGCGGCCCCCGAAGCGCCAGTAGTTGCTGAAGTTTCTGCCACTACACCTGAGAAAGTAGAGACTGAGGTCAAGCCGGAAGAAGCAAAGGTTGAAGAGGCCAAGCCGGGAGAGGTCAAGCCGGAAGTCAAGCCTGAAGAAGTAAAGGTCGAAGTTGCGCCAGTCGAGTATAAATTTACTCCCCCCGAGGGCGCAACCATCGATGAAGCAAAAATTACCCCCTACGTCGATATTCTTAAAGAGAATAACATCTCTCCCGAAGTCGGCCAAAAACTCTTCGACATGCATTACCAAGCAATTCAAGAAATCAACAACTCTGTCCTGGCCGATCAGCATCGGGCCTTCGCTGACTTTCGTAAAGAACAGCAAGCAAAGATCATGTCCGATCCTGAACTTGGCGGCAGCGGTTTTAAAACCGTCGAAGCGGCGGTCGCCCGTATGCGAGATAGATTTGTTCCGCAAAAGCATTACCAAGAGTTCAATGATTTCCTAAACGTCACTGGCGCGGGCGAACATCCGGCCCTTTGGCGTTTACTTAATAATGTTGCAAAGGCTTTTGACGAGCCCGCGCCAACTCCGGCGGGCGGAACCCCACCGCCCAATCACGGAAAGCCCCCGAGCCGAAAGGGCATTAAGTCTCTTTACACAAATCCAACAAGTAATTCTTAATTATTGGAGTAATTTATTATGGCGACTGGTAGTTGGCCCACTATGGTTGACGTTGCTAACCGGCTGGACCCGGAAGGCAATATCCCCACAATTGCTGAACTGCTCTCCCAGAGCAATGAACTGACTGATGACCTGCCGTTGGTTGAAGCCAATGAGCGTACTGGCCATGAGTTTATTTTCCGCACCTCCATTCCGACTGGTTCTTGGGTTAGCTACTACCAGGGCACTCCCTACGGTAAGAGCACCACGGCCAAGTCCCGCGTCGGTATTGGTACCCTTCGTGACTACTCCCAGGTTGACCGTCTTCTTGCTGAAGACTCGGGCGATCCGGAAAAGTTTCGTATGTCTGAAGATGTGGCCTTTCTTGAGGGTATGTCCCAGACTATTACCGAGACTTATATCTATGGTAATACCGTGACCTTGCCTACTCAGTTCATGGGTCTGGCTCCTTTCTATAATACTGTGTCGCTCAACACTGCCCAGAACGCGGCCAACGTCATTGACGCGGGCGGCACCGGTTCTAGTAATACATCCCTTTGGCTGATTGGCTGGTCGCCGGAAACTATCTTCGGCATTTTCCCCCGCCAGTCTCGTGCGGGCCTTTTCTCAGAAGATAAGGGCACCGTCACTCCCGGCTTCGACTCGGTTGGTAATCGCTTTGAAGCCTATACTATCTTGTTTGAGCAGCGCGCAGGTCTGTGCCCGAAGGATTGGCGTTACGGCGTTCGTCTGGCGAACATCGACGTTACTTCCGCCGGTCTCGCCGGCCCCAATGCGCCAGATCTTTTCGCCTTTATGGATCAGATGCTTCTGCTGTTCCCCAAGCTCACCAAGACTACTTCGGGCATTACCAAAACCGACGCCCCAATGGACCCGGCCCAGGGCGTTCGCACTGTCTTCTACTGTGACCGTACTCTTCGCCACTTCATGAACGTGCAGGCCATTCGCAACCGCAATGTCCTTCTCTCCATGAATGACTACGACGGTCGTGTGGTCGATTCCTATCGCGGCATTCCGATTAAGACCGTTGACCAGATCGTCAACACTGAATCTCGCGTCGTCTAATAGTATTCAAAGGATTACCCCTTATCATGATGACAGATGCCCAACTTAACTTCGTTCCCGTTAACACTAACTTAAGCATTGTGGCCGCTGCGGGCGTGGCCGTTCCAGGGCCGGTAATTATCGATTTGCTTGGTACCGGCGTCGGCACCGCGCCCCAGAACTTCATTGGCACTCGTACCCTGTTCGGAGAAGACCCTTCGATCGGCGGTATCAAAATCCAGATTGAAGCAATCATCGGCACGGCCTTTACTACTGCGAACGGGGCCACGCTCAATGTTCAGTTCCAGGGCGCGCCCGATACTGGCGTTGGCGGCAATTTTCAGCCGGGCGCCTTTACTACCTATGCCGAGTCGGGTCCGATTGCGGTGGCGAACTTAACTGCCGGTCAGGTAATCCGCCTGGATTGGCCCGCAGTTTTCCCCGAAGCTGAAGTTCTCCCCCGCTTCATCCAGTTGAACTTTGCCGTGCCCGCGCTCACCAACTTCACTGCCGGTACTATCGCCTCGGCCATTACCACCATGGTCCGCGACGATTACACCGAAAAGTTCGCCTCTAAGAACTTTGTGGTCTAAGGAATAATATAATGTCCGATACAAAGAAAAATGATGTTATCGGCACTCCGGGTAGGGAGAATATCCCTACCCAAAGTGCGGAGTTTAAGAACGCAGTTGCAGAGGCGGTAAAGGAGGCTCTTTCGCATCTCGTTCCCAAGGTGGCCAACACTGCTACTACTGAAGATGCTGAAAGTCTTATGGGCGCGTTGGCCTTGCAGATTGCGCGGCTCTCGGACCAGGGTATGCCGGAAGAGCGCAAGCGAATTGACCCTGCCGAGATGGAAAGACGCCAGCGGGCTCGCGAAGCCATGGGCGCGGCCATCATGGAAGTACGGGCGCGCAAATACAAGCCCCAGTATCGCGCAACTAACAAGTCCGTGCTTAATGAAACCATGATCAACCCTTACTTTCGCGGCGAGGGCGGCAAGATGATCCCGGTCACTTTTGGCTGGGATGGCGAGCCGAATGATTGCATGTACCCCCTTTGCGATGAAGCTAAGAAGATTTACAAACTCTTCAAAGAGTCTCGCGGGAACTACGTGGGCGCCCCGATTCCCAAAACTTCGGCTTGGGCTACTTCAAACGGCCTAATTATTAACGGCGCGGGGCCGCGCTCGCAGGGCGAAATTGAAGTGCCGCATTACAGCCCGGACAATACTTCTGAGCGCTTCTCGGAAGGTCTGGACCTCATGCTCCCCAATGATCCCAACGCCAAAGAAGTAAATATTCTTGGCACCCTTGCAAAGCCTGCAATTCAAAACGCTATTGGTGAAGAAAGGCGTATGTAAATGGGCAATCCTTTAGGGCCATATATCAGTGCGTCGGGCCAGCCACAACCGGGTGATCAAGCCAATGCGGTACTTTCTGGCACGATTACTGCTCTTGGCCCTACTGCCCCTTTCGTATTCTATGGGCCGTTTGATATTGATGTTTGGGCAAATATTAACCAAGCATTGACCACAACAGCGGGCTCGCTAAATGCTACGGTGGCTTCCGGTACGGGGCTTGCTGGCGGGTCTGCGATAAATAGTGTAAATGTGCCGCCCGGCACCACTATTGGTACTATTGTCGGCACGGCAGTTACTTTACTTGTTCCGCCGGTCACCGTTCGCGGCCATATCAATGCGTCGGATAAGTTAGTCCGACGCATTGACTTCACCACCGGCCTTCTTGGCGCGACTGTTTCGGACCTGTCTGGATTTATTCCTACAGGCACCACCGTTACCGCCATCAACACAAATGCCATTTCCCAAAATGTAAATAACCCCGGCGTTGTGGGCCAAATTACTCTTAGTAATCAACCTACGCCGCCCGCGCCCCT